TAATATTACCTGATGGCCGCGCCCCCTTTAAAGTGGGCCCCCTGGACAGATGGCAGATGTTGAGTGGAAGTGCACTGTTATGGACCGGTGGCATTTTTGTAAATATGTGGAACGTTAGATAATGCGGTACGCATTATCGGCAACTTTAACCTTAATTTAAATTAAAGTTAAAGATAGTGGATATGGGAATGATTATGTCTTCTTTAAATTGAATTGCTTGGGACAGAGTGTTTCATTGATTGAGATGGATAGGACTGATAGGGGTCAGTTGACTAGACTTGTGTTCAGGTACGGATTTGCTGTGGTGTTGAAGGAGCTGAATACGGAGGCCCTGAATAGTCCGTATTTGTGGGAGCAATTTTGGCATGCAGTCAGGTACACCGAGGAAACGATATGCCGGGATTTTGTCTCCTTCAGGAGGCATAAGGAAGAGTGCGAGAAGGAGGTTGGTGTTTTCTACACCAACAAAAAAGAGTGGCCAGGGGAGCTTGACCCCACGGTTAAGGAGACAACCGCAGCTGCAGACGGTTCACCGGCAGCAGGTGACGGTTGATTGTGATGGGAAGTGTCCGCATGGTTCAATATTGTGCAAGATATTGAATGATATGTCTCTGGGTCAGGATGAGACCCAGAGACATAGTAATAAGGTGAATTTCACTTATGTTAGTATTAGAGGGGAGCTGGATCTGGCTGATGTTCATCAGGATTTGACTGCTTGGTATGGGCAGAAGCAGTATATTTTTTTGTGGTTATTTTTAGATAGGACAGTCAGAGGAGATACGTTTGATATAGGTGACTTTTTTAAGGGATCAATTACTGATCCCGAGCAGTGGTTTGTTAATTCTAATAATAGGGATAGATATATATTGTTGAAGAAGAGGAGGATTATGTTTCAGCTTCCTTGTAAGCAGAAGGATTCTGCGGGTGTTTTTAATTGTATTAGTAGTCATGATAGGTATAAGCCATTTGAGTTTAGGAAGAGGTTAATGTTTCAGAGTCATTGGGATAATACGGGGAAGTTAGTTAGGAATAGGTTGTTGTTGTTAGCGACTGTGGGTAAGGCTGTTGAGATTACTATGAACAGCCAGATGAGATTGTATTTCAATTCAGCATGATTAATAAAGGAGAAATTTTATATCATATTTTGTGTTTCTGATTTCATATACATATTTGGATACATCAAAGAAATAATATATTGCTCTTGCAATATTATTTATGCTTACAACACCTAAATTATTTAAGTAAAAAAATACATGGTGTTTAAATCTAGTCAAGAATGAACTCCCAGTCGCTGTAATCAGAGTAGTAAGTATCTCTGTCTGGATCCAGCATTTGTGTAAGCCTAGCTCTTTTCGGAGGTTGTGGTTTGCCTGGATCCGGATGCGGAATAACTGTCCTTGAGAATTGTCCCCTGTGAATAACAGTTTCATGTATAGGGGATTGGGGACCTTCCATATGAAGGTCCCAGTCTCTGCTTGAAATGCAGTGATGGGTTCCCCTGTGCGTGAATCCATGGCCACAAGCTTTGGAGTAGAGGAATGTGCATTTGCATTCCAGGTGGAATGCAATTCTTCGTTCTCTTCTTCTTTTGTTCTTGGCATTCTTATGCTGGAGTCTGATGTCATGGACTGGGCAGTCAATGTACTTGTCTCTGTGGCATTGGACAGGATCAGAGCATGATTGAATGGGGTTGTTATAAATAGGTGTAGTTGGGGAAGGAGGAAGGGGTTTTATTTCAGTGGAGGGATCAGAAGAGTGGCTGGGTGATGAATATGAAATAGGCATTTTGGAGTGTCCACTCTTTCAATGCTCTATTTTCGTCCTTGTCCAGAAACTCTTTATAAGATGTTTCTGGTCCTGGATTGCAGAGCACGATTGATGGGATACCTCCTTTAATTTGAACTGGCTTGCCGTATTTACAGTTGCTTTGCCAGTCTCTTTGGGCCCCAATAAGTTCTTTCCAATGTTTTAGCTTTAGATAGTGCGGTGTGATGTCATCAATGACATTATACATCGCACTGTTGCTAAAACATTTACTGTTGAAATCTAGGTGCCCTGATAGATAATTATGGGCACCTAGTGATCTAGCCCACGCAGTTTTTCCGGTTCTGCTAGGACCTTCAACAATTAGACTTTTGGGTCTATGCCCTATGACATTATTAACAATTGGCCCCGCAGGGGAAGTAACATCAAACTCAAATGTCTCCCCTAGCCATTGTTCCATGTCATCTGTAATTTTAAAATGTGAAAAAATATTTTCAAATGGTTTAGGTGGAGGAGCAAATATTTTGTCCAAATTACTGTTAATGTTGTGAAACATTAACACGTAATGCTGGGGTTGTTCCTCTCTTATTATTCTCATTGCCTCGTCTTTGGATGTGGCATTGAGTGCTTTTGCATAAGAATCATTGGCAGATTGTTTACCTCCTCTTGCAGATCTGCCGTCTATTTGGAAAACTCCAAAATCCAATACATCTCCGTCTTTCTCCATATAAGTTTTGCAGTCGGAGGAGGACTTGGCGGATTGAATGTTTGGATGGAATTGAATGGAGGAATGGGGGTGTCGAAGATCGAAGAATCTATTATTTTGGCACTTGAATTTGGATTCGAATTGGATAAGCACATGGAGATGAGGTTCCCCATTTTGATGTAATTCTCGGCAGATTCGGATGAATTTAATGTTTGTTGGAGTGTGGAGGTTTTGAAGTTGGGAGAGTGCTTCTTCTTTGGAGAGGGAGCATTTGGGGAAAGTGAGGAAATAATTTTTGGAGTTAATTAAAAATTTGGGTCTTGTCATTTTGCAAGACTGACGTGTCAAAAAATAAAACGACTGCGTTTTGTTATTTGACACTACAGCCTTGTAAGTTGAGGACCCGATAGGTTTGCTCTCACAAAACTCTGAGGAACCAATATATTGGGTCCTTATTTATAGCGGCCATCAGAAA